CAATTCACAAACCAATACTGAGTCGGCTTGTTAAAGAAGTCTCCACGAGACGTTCTATTTCTATCTACAAATGTCGCTTTATACGGAAAGTTGCCTACCAAGAAATGTTGAGTAGCATACGGATTCTCAACTATCATTCTCAAACCTTTAATGTCACATACTGAAAACATTTTCAACGCTAATTGATAAAAGTATTCTCTATCATGAGACCTTTTGAGAATTGTGTCTATCTTCTCCTTCTTACTCAACTTGTTCAAATTCTTATGATTTCCTGTAAAATACAACTGATTGTTCTCACAAAAAAATATACACGGAAAGAAAGCAATTATCAAATCATCGTAACTTATTGAATCATAGATACTTACCCCCCCCCTCATAGGCGGTTTCTATCTCATGAAACAGATCCATAACATGGTCAGTCTCTCCGAAGTTGTTCTGAATGTCATAGTCTTCGGCTGGTATGCCCAACTTGATGAACTCTTGCTTAAACGTGCCCGATTGCTCAAAGAAGCAATGCACTTTCCCCTTTATCTCCATAAATCTAACATCATTACTGATTAAACATATCATTCTGATATTGTGCCATACTTTATTCCTCCATATACTTTTTGAAATCTTCAATCATTTTTGTGTTCCAAATCCAATGTTGTTGAATATAAGATGTAGCCTTTTCTATAAAGGCATCCTTGCGGACATATTCAATATCCTTATCAAAGATTTTATCCTTACACCAAGTAACATTGTCTTCCAAATCCTCAAAATTACAGTTCTCGCAGTCGTTGGCGTTGCAATCCCCACATACTTGTAGATATATCTTATCTGGTGCTTCGTTTGCTTTCATAACTTTATCCTCCTATTCTTTGTTTAAGTGATTTGAGCCAATCAACCATACTATCCCATTTATAATAAGTTTCAATAGCAGTAATACACATATTCAGTTTATATTCATCCTCTTCACTCCAAGCAGACTTCTGCTCTGCTTTTCTTTTATCCTTACAATCACCGTCAGCAAAACATTTGCCTGTTTCTTGATAACCTTTACAATGTTCTTGACAATAAGAAGTAGCAGGGTTCTGCTCAAATGGAACATCTTGCACTGAGTTAAACTTCTCAACGGCAATTTTAAGGAGTACATCAGCATTATCTTTGATGTATTGTTTCCAGCCAAATTCTTCTCCTATCCAACCAATACAGATGTCTGCAAGTGTTCGTTCAAAATCGGTAAGTCCTTCATACTTGTCAAATGGTTCAATCTTTTCAGCAGTCTTCTGCTCACCTTGCTTTTCAAGTTTCTTTAAATTTAGTTCTTCCAATGTATTTTCAATACCTTGTCTAAAAGCAGATAAGCACATATTAATAAGAGGATTGTTTCTTACGCCATTACTTTGACTTAAAACTCTCTGTTCGTATGAACTTACCATAGATTCTATATCTATATTTACAGACTCACCATCTTGCTTTTCAAGCCAAGCAATCATATCCTTAATAGTGTAATTACCTTTTGGTTGATAATCTTTATGACCATCAAGCCAATCAAGATAAATATGAATGGCTTTCCTTATCCTCTCATCCTCACTCTCTGCTCTTGTAAGGATGATTTTATTCCCCTCAATAACGGCATTAAAACCATTTGGAATATTGATTTCTTGGTGTATTAACTCGCTATCAAATGCCCCGAAGGGTATTTCTATTTTCTTTTCGTTGCCCATAATCACAATATTTTAAGTTCATTAAGTTTAACAATCATTTTTCAGTGAGCGTCAGTAGTTTCCGGAGTTTTGCTCAATAAGGTGGTCCATCTTTACTTTCCGTACATTGTCACCATACTCCTTATTAAGTTCGTCGAAACGCTCGGCACAGGTCTTGATGATGTCCCTTATAACAGGGTAGCGACACATGGCAAAGACTATCTGTGCTTCGATGTTTACAGGACTTCCGCCGAGTACAAAGTGGTTTCCTTCGTGACCGATGAACATGAAAGTCGCATCTTTTCCTTGTAGCGAGTCAAGGATTTCTTGCACCTTGTCAAACTTTTCTTTGACAATGTTTTCATCTTCACTACCAAGTTCGTCTTCCAACATGAGACCTCCATTCAAGACATGCTCTTGCGCACCTTTGTTGAGTGTTTGGAACTGTTCAAACGTTGGGCGTACCCAGTTGTGAACAGAAAGCCGACAATTACGCGCCTGGTCTTCAGATATTGTAAGTCTGTGGGTCATTGTTGCACCGCAGGCTTTTCTTCTGCATCGGATGGTGAATGGTGTTACACCCTTATCTTTGTATCTGGTATAGAACTGCTTTCCGCATTTCTCGCAGACATACACATCAACGCCTTCGTTGCGACCATCATACATTTTTGCAGATTCTATGCCGGCAACCTTTTCATCGTACTTTTGTTTTAACTCTGTTGTTTTCATAATTATTTGTTTTTAAGTTCTTCAACAAGTGCATCTGCTTGCTCGACAGCAAGTTTTGCAATAGTCTCTCTATTATAATCTATACTACCAAAGAAATTCATCACTCCTTGCATAGCGGCTATGGCTGCCTGTATTCTAACACCTTGCCATTGGTCTGGAAGTTGTATTATGTGGTTTTGAAACTCACATTCTTTTTCTCCATCGGATGTCCTGTAGTGGCAATCCATTGTGCAATCCTTACATTTCATAATCATTTCTTTAATTGTTTTGTTTTTAATCATCAGATATAAGTGCTTGCACCATGAGTTTAAACACTCCCAAATCTAACTTTTCAAGTAGCACACTTGTTGCTCTCCTGCTGTTAGGAGTATAGTGCCATACTATCTTTACTGTCCATCTATCAACGAACACATCTAAGAGACTATCTTCAATATTCTTGGTAAAGACATCTCTAGGAAACTCTGCATCTCTCTCATACTTATACTCTTCTGAGAGCAGATAATCTTTTAATTCTTCTCTTTCCATAGTTGTATAGTTTTTATTAGTGGACTCTGAGAGAATCGAACTCTCATCTATAGACTACCACACTATGTTACCATAGCCAAACAATTCGTTACAAGACACAATGCCGAGTAACTACATTTTCGGTTTACACAACCTCGGATTTTCAACCCTATTGTTTGTTGTGGTCTGGACTGTCTCTTTACCATATTGAAATTCTTGCAAGATATAACAACATATCACAATCTGTCAAAACTCCATGTGTTATAAATTTCAACTTAGGTATCTCCCGTTTGGCCTCTACACGATTATGAGAAATCAAGCCCCTATCTTGCCTGAATTATTTCGTCATACGGGTCCTACACTCAATGCCTACACGCGTATTATTTCAACATTTTCGTTTTTATAGTAGGATTCTCATTTTCGCTCGGTATTGTCCTCACACATTATTGATTAGTGTTGTTTGCTCCATCTTAGGATTCACACCCTTCTTATACGCAACGCATATTAGGTTATACCAATGAAGACTTAATTAAGGATTTCCACCGAATTTAGGAGATTCTACATAGGGATTTCTCGCCCATGCACTCTTTTCATGAGTCTATATGTTCTACCATTGAACTAAGAGTCCAAGTTGCCCCTACGCTTAGGGGCCAGAAATGAATATATAGTAATAAACACTAAGAAAAAGACCCTCTCGGGCATCATATAAGAAACTATAATACAATAACTATGGAGGGTAGAGGGGAGACTCGAACTCCCAACCCAACGTGTTCAACGTCGCTCTGCCTATGTGCTTACACCGCACTTGAGTTACTCTCCCTACATGCAAAACAAAAATTTAACGCGACAGCCCTCTCGGGTTTACCTTCTATCTCACTTCGTCAGAGTCACATACAAGCACATCTCCCACAATAATGTCGTAACCACAAAGTTCCGTAGCCTTGATGTTTATGGGCAATCCATTTACCTTGCCCTCTTCGTTCACTACCATGATTCTATTGCCTGATAGAGTGACTATCTCTATGTAACCACCGACTATCTTTTTCAATTCTTCAAGTTTGAAATCACGCCCGTTCTTTGGCTGTGTTTCAATCTTTTGTCCGTCTGCTTTGAAAATTGTTGCCATATTCCCAATCTTTACATACTTGCTTTCCAAAATTTAACTATCTCTAATCCTGTGTAGAACTTACGACCATTAGACTTCCTGTGCTGACAATTTATGCCAGTAGGGCCAACGTTCGTATGTCTTCTTAGCGTATTCCGATGGCATCCAAGTATTTTGGCTGCCTCTCCAATACTGAACCTTGCAGTAGGAGAAACCTTCGGCTCTTCGTTGACCATCATTGCTCGTCGTCTTTGATTGGAACATATTTAGAGACGCAGTATGCCGCGCAAGCGAAGTTGACTACCGCTATTGATGTGAGTACGAGATTACCTCCGCACACTCCCAATGCCACGAATGACAATCCAAACCATGCAGAAATAGCCTTCTGCTTTAATGACTTACTATCCCATTGTACTGACTCCTTCCAAAGGGACCACAAATTCTTTGTTTCTTTCATTGCTCTTGCCTTTTAGATGATTATTACCAATACCTGCAGTTCCTCCACAGGTAATCTTTAAACTCTCTTTCTTCTTCAAAATCGTTCAGCGCCTCGGTATGGATAGACCACCAATCCGGCATCATACCTGTTATGGTGGACTTAAGCAAAGGAGATTCGTGACCATTGCTATGAATGACATCAACCTCGCACTTTCCATTGCTATACATCGTGATTTCAATAAGTCCAGACTCGCACTCGTAAACCAACCTTGCAACGGAATTTGTCAAACACTCCTCGTAAATTTCCTTTTCCATGCTCTCGACGAGAAAATCAAGGAACTTGGAAATGCCTATCCTGTCGGTGGCACCTTCTCCATGTCTTTTTATTCCTGTATTCATTTTCTTTCGATTTTTGTTGCGGCACTGAAACTTTCTTTGTATCTTTGCGCCGTTAGTATAATATGGTAATGCAAAGGTACAAAAAATATTTAGAAAAATCTAAGAATAGTCTTAGAAATATCTACTTATAAATAAAATTTAACATTTGACAGGGAGTTGTGGTCCGAGGGGGGAAACCGAAAAAAGTGAAAATAACGTGCAAAAGCAAAATGTCGGTTTTGTAATTCGTTGGGAATTAGTGCTTTGCATCGCAAGGGTGCACGCCTGGAAAGCGTGTAATCGGCGAAACCGATTCGGGGGTTCGAATCCCCCTCTCTCCGCTGAAACGCAGGGAAACAAAGGGATTCTGAACGCTCACCATGATGGTTGGGCGTTCTTGGTTTTGAACAACTTTGCACCATTTTGATGCTTTCTGCACAAATAAACGTGCAAATAACGTGCAAGTAAAATATGGCAACTACTAAACTTTATCTGGACACAAGAGCCACTAAGAGAGGCGAAACAGCACCTCTAAAGTTGCGCATTACGAAAAATGGGGAGGCAGGGTTTATCCCTCTACACATCCGTGTGCTTCCGAGTCAATGGGACAAAGAGCATGGTAAAGTAAAAGATAACCCGAACAAGACATCTATAAATGCTTACATTCAGAGTCAGAAGCAGAGAATTGATAATATCCTTCTAAAACTGACCTCTGAAGGTCGTCTCGCAAATATGTCTGCCGTGCAAATCAAAAATCTCATCTTGGAACTTCTCAATCCGAAAAACAACGATAAGTCGCTTTTCCTAAACCGCTTCAAAGGTTATATGGAAACGAGGCAGAAGGAGCGTACCCGTGACCTTTACCTGCAGACCTATAAACGCATTACGCAGTTCGACACGAAAGCCGGACAACTGTCCTTTGAGCAGATCGGCAAGGACTGGCTCACGCGATTCGATAGGTTCCTGATGGAATTTGAGCCTTCGCAGAACTCCAGGAGTATCCACTTCCGAAATATCCGTGCCGTATTCAACGACGCTATAGACAACGACATTACCACATCTTATCCATTCCGCAAGTTTATGGTAAGACCTGTGCCTACAGTCAAGCGAGCATATAGCATAGAGAGACTGAGGGAACTTTTCAACTACCCCGTGCTTCCTCATCAACAAAAATATGTAGATGTGTTTAAACTAATCTTTTATCTCGTTGGAATCAATCTTGTAGACCTCTGTAACCTAACTAAAATCGATGATGGGAGAATAGTGTATCAACGCTCCAAAACATCACGTCTATATAACATCAAAGTGGAACCCGAGGCACAAGAAATCATAGACCGATACCGAGGAACAAAGAAATTGCTTAACATTGCCGACAAGTTCAAAAACGTACATACATTCACAAGCACAGTCAACAGGGCATTAAAACAAATTGGAACCCGAGAGCATGTGGTCACTAATGGAAGAAAACAACTTGTCTATCATTCTGCTTTCCCCGACCTCTCTACCTATGTGGCCAGACACACATGGGCTACCATCGCCTACGAACTGGAGATACCTAACGAGACGATAGCAGCCGCCCTCGGCCATTCTTTCGGCAATAGGACAACTGCTATCTACATAGACAAGGACATTCGTAAGGTTGACGAAGCCAACCGCAAAGTCATTGATTACGTTCTTGGACTATAACAATTCCGCTACACGTTCCATCTCTTCCAATTCTTTCTTCAAGCCCGTTATCTTCTGAGGCAAAACCCTGTATAGTTTCTCCGCCTTGAACAAGTCTAACCAATGAGTCTTGTTCTCAGGGTCTCGCTTCTGTATGAATGGTATGAGGTTGTCGAGGTGGCTATCTTCGAGTTCATACACCCAAATACTCTTGCCGTCTTGCGTCTTCCACGCTGGATAAGTTTTCCTCTTTGCCTTATAGTCTTCCATCCACATTTCATACTCGGCAATATCCCATCTAATACTGTCCATGCGACCGAAGAAAATGTCTAACTGATAATCTATGAAACTCATGGCTTACCCCCTGTAGTTTTGCATAACCCAATCAACAAGTTTCTTCCTGTTCTCGGTGTCGAGTTCGCAGTAGAAGAACATCATCCGTGCATCGCCTCTGTGCTCGAACTTCTGCCACATCTCGATGATGTGCTGGGTGAAGTAGTTGTCCTCGCAGTAGTAGCGTCCGCCGAAGCCGGACAGCGTGCCGCCCCAAATCTTACAAATGACATGCTCGAAGGGAGTGCGGTAGTTAAAGCACCACAGCGTCCACTTCTTGATGATGCTGTTGATGTCAGCCGACTCCTCGCGTACCATCTGAACGGCCTTCATGGCATCGTCCACACTTACATACTGAGCCTGGTCGGAACCTCCGACCGTGGCAATCTTGATATAATCTTCTGCTTTCATATTTTAATCTAAGTGTCTGTTTACATATCTTTTGAACTCTTCATCGGTCAGTTTTTCGAGGACTTCATCATCCACATAACCGTAAATCTGTTCATCTATCGCTTGCGCCTCTCTGTCTGGATAATCACCATTGACAACTATTTTGTTCTCCAGAGAAAAGCCGCCTATATTCACATGACCACCTGCCATGTGAAACACGCTACGGATGAGAAATTTCTCACCCTTATAATTGATTTCGCACTTCATTATTCTTTAACTTTTTCGTTGATGTATGCTGAAAACTCTTTCGCTATGCGGATGGCATCTTCGTCCGTCAGCTCGTCGAAGTCGCCTCTGTACTCATCCTCTCCGTTGAACTCTCCGTCAAGGATTTCCCTCACATACAGGCTGTCAGAGCCGATGTGGTGATAACACTTGCTGATACGCACCTGAGCATATCCGCTGTCGCTTGTAACCATGATGCAAGGTTCCTGTATGCCCTCGCTCTCAAATGTCGTTCTTTCTACTTTCATAACATTGTCCGTTTTATATTCCAATATAACTTGCTCTGTCGCATTCTCCATTCTTCCACTTTATCAAAATGGAATATCCGCCTAAATCAATCGATATTTCTTCGACATCTTCAGGTTCAAATTGAACTTCTCCGCGTTCATCCCATAGTCTTGCTTTCATATCGCTATTTGTTCTACTTTTAACTTATCGAAGGGAACCATCAGTTCCCCTTGCTTCAGATACCCTGCCTCACCGCAATGGATGAACAGGTTGCAATAACCCTCCTCGGATGGCATGATGTGCAGGAACGGCTTCCCGTCCTTCGTGGCCCACCGATGGGAGGTGGCGCCAGCCCTATCCGGCTCTGTCAGCGTATAGGTGTGAACCGAACCATTCGGAAACTTCTTCTCTAAGGTCTGCATAGGCTACGCTTCTATCACTTCTTGGAGGCTTTCAATCAAATCGTCAAAGTTACTCTCCTGGTCTTCGAGGGTGCTGATGTTCTCATACATCTGAGAACCCCTCTCACCATCCTGCAGGCTTTCCGGCATGTTGTCGTAGGCTTCTTGTTCTTCCTCACAAATGGAGGAAACCTCTTCTTTCAAATTCTCCAGTTGGTCTATGACCTCCTGCAGTCTCTTTCTTCTTTCTTTGTTCATTGCTCTTGATTTTTATGGTTTATGAAACTCTTGTATAATACTTCTTCATTGTCCTGCTGATAATATCAGCAATCTCCTCTTCGCTTTTCGTGCCTCCGAACTTGTCATTGGCCCATGCCGTCACCTTGTCGATGTTGTCATTATACAACTGCTCGTTCTTGATTCTCAACTTCTCTGCTTTTGCCTCATCATCGATATTGGTGTACTCGCCCAAGTCTTCCACAGCGGCTTCGGAAACAACCGCTCTCACAAACATTCTCCAATTCCTGTTGAATGTTTCCCTGTCGCAACTCGAGTAACTTGCATCGTACGCCAACTGATGTATGAGGTTAGGCAACTTTTCATTCTTCACCGACCAAGACTTGAAAACGTCGAGCAAATTATCCATCTTCAACTCGACATATCCGGCGCAAATGTTACGAGCAACCTTTGTCACAGGGTCTAAGACTTCGCATAAGGTCTTTGTTGGATAATACATACTCTTCTCCTCAAAAACTCTTACCGCTATTCCATCGCCCTTGAATTTTCTTCCCCTACTCACTGTACATGGGAGGCATATTCTTTTGTCAACAAAGTCTCCTGCGTAACTTAGAACTCTGATTATCGAACCACCGAAATGGTCAACGACAACCGACACCAAATCTTCGTATTTGGTCAAACCTTGCTCTATTGCTGTTCTCCAAGGCACTCCTTTATAACTATCACCCGTGCCATGACCAAAATTCGACCTTACGATTTCCTTCTCTTGCATGTCGTAATAGAACGAACACCATACTCCGTAGTCGTCCCAATCATAGGGAATGTCCGCTTCTAATACGATGTACCTGTCTTTCAATTCTTTCTTTTCTTTCATTGCTCTTCTTTTTTTGCGGTTAAACATGTTTCTTATATTTACATGTAAATGTACTCATTTTTTTTCAAATGACCAAGTGGAAATTCCTAAATTTTCAGCATAACTACCTGTTATTCAGATAGTTTAACTTTTGTACTGAGCGTGCAGCAAAGCGGTCTCCATATCATTGTAGATGAAACCTCTGCTTTCCATCTGATTCTCCGCATACTCCAGCCGCCAGGTCTCTTTCGTGACATTGCCAGTAGGGATGCCGTTCTCATCCAACTCACAGACGTAGTACACATGGTTAAGGTCGGCCACCATGTCATATACTGCATCGTACAGATCGTCGAGTGTGTCCGTGACTACCTTGCCTGCATGTTCGCAGGGAAGCCAAAAGTCTTCATCGAACGGCAAGATGTAGATTTCGCCATCCTCATACTTAACCTTCCTAACCAGTACCTCCCGAGTGCTGTCTGCTCCATCCGTGCTGAGGATAACGAAGCAGTTGCGCTGCCATCCTCCATCGTCCGGCAGGAAGTCAAACTCGGTTATGCTCGTCTTCTCAAAGAGAGCCACTATAGCCTCCAGCATTTCGTTGTGGAGCGCTTTCTTCTTCTCATAGAAATCAATTCTCTTCATTGTTGTCTAATTCATTGTTCAACGATATTACCTTTCTCTTGCAGAACCGCTTCCCCTTGCCGATGAAGGAGAAGGTGCGGCTGCCGTTGTCATAGACAGCCCACTTGCCTTTGTACTTTGCTAACTCGAAATCCATATCTTACTCATTATAACCAACCGATCCGAAGCGGGCGCCGAAGAGCCAATACACTTGACTCTTCTTCTCGCTCACCTTTTCAACATACTGCATCGGCACATTATACCTCTGCATTTCCCTCTCTGTATACAACTCGTTCTGAACGAATATCGAACCATCACTACGTTCATGGTTGTCGAACTCCTTCTTAATCCTGTAGTACGTCATACCTTTTCCTCCCTCGTTGATGAAACAATCTCTTCAAAAACTTGAAGGTTGCGGGCATTGTTGACCACAGCCTTCAACTCTTCAAATTCATCCTTATCGATAAGTACCATGTCGTTACCGATAATTACTCTTGCATATCCTTCATAGTTGGCATCCTCCAACTGGCTCCAGGCAGTATCTAATATCTGCTGGGCGATGCTTGGCAAGTAGTCAATCATGGCTCACCTCCTTTACCTCAATGATGTCAATGGTGTTGTGCTCAAACGTATAGACCTTCTTGCACATTTCCCCTGCCTGCTCTGGTGTGGGTGCATAGAAGTTCTGATGTTCTTTGACCACACATTGGCTGTCCTTATACTCTACCTCCCAATACTTCCAGCCTTCTGGAACCCTGTTCTTTGCCTCGGCTACTGCCTTGTCAAGCCTTTTATTCTCCTGCCCGAAGAACGTAAGGCACTTCTCCAAGTTCTCAATCGTACTGATGATGTCGCCCACATAGAAATGGCTATGCAGGTCCATGTACTTTTCAAAGACTTCATTCTCGAACTCTTCATCGGTACACAGCCCGCTGTGATGTTGCTCCAACTGTTCGTAGTACCATGCGGACTTCTTGCTGTCATACTCATTGAATTCATCCTGCATTTCCTGTAGGATTGCCGTTAGTTCTTCTACGGCTGCTTTCAGTCTTTCTTTCTTCATTGCTCTAATCTTTAAAGGTTAAACATTTTTCATTCTCAACTCTATCGTGTTCTCTGCGTTCACAGCCTCTCGCCAACCCTTGTGGTCTTGTCCTGTCAACTGCGAGTATCTGTTGCGGAAAAAGAAGCATACATCATCTTCCAAGGTTTCCGGACAAGAGATGGTCTCGAACCAAACCCACTGCCACTCACTCTTACCTTTTCTACCTGCTATGTTGCACATTCCAAACTCATAACCTACTATACAGCGTTTCTCTTTCCAGACTAACTTTCCGTCCTCTAATTCCGGACACTCATAAGGCTTGCTGTAAATCGGGTGAACTTCGTGGCGAACATTCTTTGTTTCGAAGAAATCTTTCAATTCTTTGTATGTCTTCATTGCTCTTCTATTTTAATGGTTTCTTATATTTCTACTGTAAAGGTAGTCATTTTTTGGCAATTTTCCAAACGTTTTTCAAAGTATTTTTCCTCGCAACTTGCTGATTTTCAAATATTTAACTTTTGCCCAAATATTAGAGAGGAAACCCAAAAGCGTTGGCGCATTTTTGCGACATACGCTTATATATTATTATTCTTCTTATATATTCTTATATGTTGACCTGTTTGTTGACCTATTTGTTCGCCCGTTTGTTGACCCGTTTGTTGACCCGTTTTCCAAGTGTCTTTCAGATCCTTTCAAAAGATAAAAAACCGCCCACCTTCACAGGCAAGCGGCATTCAATTCAAAATCATGAAAATTACTCAACTTAAACTAAACTTAATGTGTCTAACTACAATGAAAAACTTAATTAGCATGAAAAAATCATTTAACCCTTCATTTTTAAATACCGTTCCTCGCTCGGAACACTCTAAGAGAAATCACTAAAACAATTATCATAAACAAACTTATAACAAACCCTAACCCAATATAAGCCGCCTTATCCTGCCAGCGCATCTTACGTTCCGTAACCACTGGCATAGGCACTCTAATACTGTCAACTCTTATTGAGTCTCGATAGACTATCTTGTCTCTCCATCTGTCTTTGTATAAGACGGAGAACTTTTCTTTCCATATAGTGTCGCCCTGCATCCACATATACACAGAGTCCTTTTGGTAGATACTATCCCTCGTCACCAACGTATCGTGCTTTTCAACGTACACATTGTGATATTCAGGTACAGGAATGTATGTTTTACAACTGCCCAAGAAAAAGCACACTATCCCCGACACCACCAGCCAGAAGAACATGCTCAGACACCCATCATTATGGAGGTCTTCATTGCCACCCCACGGCTCATCATAGTATTCTTGTCTCTTATCCCACCACATAGCCTATAACCTTTTTATATTGTCCCCTATGCTGCGATGCTATCGCAGTTAAATTTCATTCCAAAACCTTTCCCACTCCTTAGAGTTGCCCTTAGTAGAGGTAATTTTGCCCTTGGTGTCATAGATGTTGTAGTCATTCCAACCTATAATTCCAGGGCACAACTTACCAGACACATCATAATGCCTGATAACATTCTCCTTTGGAACATCATACATCTTCATTAAATACCTCACAAGTTTCTTTGCATTCTCCAATGAAGCATCAGTAAAATACCATCCTCCGTGATTGGGTGTTGCCACATCAGTATTAGGCAAAAGATTAGAGCATATCTCAACACTCACAGTGTTCTTATTAGTAGCCACTCCATAGAGTCTTCCACCTCCTGTAACAGTATTCTTTGGGTCTCCTACTGACCAGCAGTAGTAATTCTTCAAGTTAGGGTTTATCTGAACTATCTCCTCATCATCCACTACAAAGTCAGCAGAAGCCTTCCTCAACATGAAAGTATTCCTCTCTGCCCTTGCTCTACCTTTCTTTGAAGAACTGCCTGCAGTAAAATGAATGGCAATATACTTTATAGGCCTGTTCTTAAGAGGAGTTATATGCACGTTAATAGGGGTATCTATGATATGTATATCACTCTTTGGAAGAGACAGAGCATAATCCTCTAATGCCTCCCAGGTCTTCTTACCCACTACTCCATCTGGATATAGCAGATACCTTCTTTGGAAGTCCTTGACAGCCCTTTCAGTGCCATACCCAAAAATGCCATCATCTCCTATTCCCAAGAGCCTCTGCAAGGTTTTTACTTCCTCTCCCTTGCTGCCACGTCTTAATACCACCATAACCTATAACCTTTAAACTTTATCTTCTTTGTTTGTCGTCTTTTTAAGGTACTCGCTCAAAAATGGTATCTTATCCACCACTTTTAACGTAAGCACATAGTAGAGTATATCCACTACCCGATACATTCCACTGCCTTCTAACAACATGCTCCTTGTATTTCTAAGAATATTGACACCGTAGATGTAGAACGCAATGTAGCAGATGTAACTAACACATTGTATTGCTCCTTGCTCGTTGTGCATGTAATGCCCGCAAGTAAACACCGCCGCCGCAAGCACAAAGAACACAAGGCAATGTGTAATAAACCTAAAC